ATTCCTAACATCTTTTTAAGTATAGCAACGACTATCTTATAAAATTGTTCGCTATCTTCTTTAACATTTGGATATTCTTTCTTTGCCGCTTCTTTTGCTTTATCCCAGAGCTTTTCGACTTCAGCCACGGATTTCCCGGTTTTCTTTGCAAAAGATACTATTATATTAGAGGGCATCTTATTTCTCCTATCCCATTAACCATGGAACTGGCGCGGTCCATCGTTCGGTCAATTCCTCTAGTAATTCTTGTTTTTCTTCCTTGCCGCGGTCATAATATTCTCTTATTGTAAGAGTTGCCCCTGTTGGCAACTCTCCATCAAATTTAGAGCCGATGGCGCCCCATATCATTTTGGCCGCCGCAGTTGCATATCGACGTACCCAATTCACCGTATATAAATAGGTATCTGCTGCTTTCATATACACTTCCGCTGCCACGGTACCGGAAGATATTGGTGTTGGATATATTCGTATTTGACTATCTTCTTCAAGTAATTCTATTATCATATCACCAATCATTTTTTGGTCAAGCAACTCAATATAATCTCGCATCATCGAATAACTAACTAAGTCAACATCTGCAACACTCTGTCCCGCCATTGTACCATTATACCAAAATGCGTTCGCCGCGGTAAATAATGTATTTATACCATGCCCCGTTACAATAGTACTGGCAACTGGGCGAATTGCAGATAGAACATCTTCACTTACATCATAATTAGTTGCGCCACTCTTAACGTTTATAAGTAAAATTTTTCGTTCGCTTCCATCAAACCCATAATCCGCATACCAATCAACGGCTTCATCTATAGCATCATTCAATTGGTCATCAGTAAGTTCACATTCGAGTGGCGGACACCCTAATTGCCGCTTTATATAGTCTCTTAATTCGGATTTTGTCATTGATGCCATTATCGAAATCCTCGTAAATTAGTTCTGTTTACCTAACAATTACTCCTATGTAGTAGCGGCAAACAACTTCTTCTTAAGATCCCATTTGTTCTCATCATCACTATAATCTATATCTAAAATATCTAATAGAAAGCGCAGTTCGTTAACCGTCACCTTACGTAGCTTAAGTTTTTTAGTATTTATTGTTCTTTCCAGTGGGTCAAATACGCCCCATTCAACCAATCTACGTGGTGAGGTTACTAATTCTTCACGTAGAATTGTCATTCCTGTAGATGTCGTTTTTGCTTTTTTCAGTTCTATAGTATCGTCAATATCTGGCAAATCGTCCATTGGTATATTTTCCACGGAATTATATAGTTGGATAACGTCATCCGGAACCCCTTCTATAGACTCTTTCATAGGATATCCTATGAACTCCAAGCTTGGCATGTGTTTTAGTAAATTTATAGGTCCAACCACAACACCTCCAGGCTTAATCAAAGTGGCACCATTCGGTTCTACCATCAAACGAATTGGCCTTGATGTTTTATTTTCGAAAACTCCCTTCATGTATTCGTTCCTCCCATTTTTAAATCAATTCCATAGAACTTGCACCATTTAAAAATATTTTTAGGATCTTCCAACCAACGCTCATTGACAATACCAATTTGTTTCCTACGAACCTCTTTATATTTCTCTATATTATTTATAAGATCTTTGATATATTTTTCCCAAGTTTTTACATCTGCATCATGTGGAATCTTATATGGAGCTAATTTATATGGCCCCATGGGCCCAATATCTGAAAAAACACCAGGAATATAACATGCCCCCAACTCTAAGAGTTTTAGATCGGATTTTGCATAGTTAAAATCCGATTTAATCAGCGGCACGACCGCTAAATCCGGTAATATATTATACATATATGATGGATACAAATGTATGCCCACCCATGGATATAATTCTAATTCAACTCCCGGGATGCTTCGAATCTCTGGGTCAATTGACCCTTGAAATATCCAGATATATTTATGTTTAGTTTCATTCACTAAATGCCTTAATACCATAGTATCATTTTTATTTCCATGATGAGTAGAACTACCTGTCCATAATATACGGGGCTTTTTACGCGATTTTTTAGTTGGCGGTAAAGATGTCCTTTGTTCAAACCCACCCCACATAGAAAAGGGCAAGTAATTAGGTATAACAACTGAATTTTTAATACCAGCAGCATAGTAGAATTGCCGCAATGGCTCAGTGGAAAATGAAACACGATCAACCATACTCATCATAGTAATGATATTTTGTCTTTCGACGGGGCCGTAAAACTTAGATGATTGATTTGCTGGGTGTATAACATGAACATTATCATCTAATTCATAAGTTACTAGTATCTTCTTTTTTATAGAGCTTCGATACTCTAAAAGTTTCTCCAATTGTAAAACATTTAGTCGAGAACATTGCCTTTGAAATGCGACTGTATTAAATTTTGCTAAGTCACGAATATCTCTGTAAAAATAATCGCTTAGCGTAACAGACGCATATCTAAGAGCCGTTATTATAGATAGTGGAAATCTAATTCTATAGAACCCGCAGCCGCCAGTATCTGCAGGAAACGCTACTATTGGATATATATCTCCAGGATTTTTAATGTCTGTTCTAATCGGCGGATTTTTGAACGGCCGTCTCACCATAAATCCTTTCTTTATATATTCTCAACTCAATTCTATCATTCCATAGAAAAATCGCCGATCCTTGATGGTTGGTCGTCCAACTTCCACAATTTGCTATAACTTTAGTTCGACCAAAGATATTTGTATCCCCAGCGGTACAGCTGGCAAACGGATAATATTTCACTTCAAGGGCAGGTACATGTGTATGCCCGAATATTGCTATAGGCTCTGCTATTTGCCTAAAGCGATTATAATAGGCATCTGGAATTTTTTGCATCGTGGGGCTACTACTATATGTCCGCCCCGATGATAATCGTCTTGAATTCCAAAGAATTACTCTACGTTTAATCTCTTTTATAAATCCCCACTTTTCTATCCCCATACATTGGAGCCCTGCCCATAACCACGACGCGCATCTACCAAGGAGACTATTTTTACAACATGATGGATCTTCCTGGTGGCCATGATATGCAAAAATTTTACCATATATCGATAAAATATCAGATTTACATACTAAATCCATGGTGTCGTCGTGGTTTCCATATACATACACCCAATTAAATGCCAATAATTGTTTTATAGTATATGCATTATTGATTAAAATTTGTAGTACATTTGGCTCTTCCCATATGTCAAAAATATCCCCCAACAATACAATTAACTCTACACTATCTATATCCAAGGCCCTAAGAAAATCAAGAAATAATAGCTTCTGTGGCGTAAAGTCATCTTTACCAGTATTACTGTTTAGGTGAAGATCCGATATGAAAACTATACATTTATCATCCGGCAAAACAGATTGAAGATCCAGATTAGATTCGAACCGATGAGATACGTCAGCAAACCGTATAGTTTTGACTTGCACGCATAACGGTGCGCGGGGAATATCTATATTCAAATATTCTTTTATATTTCCAACGTTTCTAGACCCCTTTAGTATTTTCGAAGGATAGATAAGTGTTTTACTCATCCGTCTCGTAGTAGACATTAGAGCGAATCTCCTCTTCACTTATATTTTCCCAAGGGAAAACCAACCAATATTTTCCACTTGGTAATTGTCGTCCTACAATTACATCTGGAATTTCTTTAGCGTCTTTACTACATTTCTTATACAGTGCCACCGGAATTGCATCTGTACAACTCTGCAATGCCCGGGTGAAAGCATCGCCGCGCTCTATAATATCGTCAACTAACAAACACTTTCCGTTGTTACCGACTGCTATTAGTTGCTCATAAGTATTTATATCCATAATCGGTAACATTTCCCCAGCGAGCCGGTGACGTGCATACAGATCCCGCGCTAACATAGCCGCTGGAATTGCTCCTCCCCGGGGAATGTATACAATTGCATGAATATCATCAAAATCTATTTTTGAATAACCTTCCAACACTAAGAGTTTTTTGACAATATCATGCACTGCTGCCTGAACTTCTTGCCACGTCACTTTAATTAAAGCCCTTTCACCAATCATGTCATCCTTCTTTCATCTTATCCAAATATAGGGCTATATTCTCTACCACATCCTTTAATTCTTCTGTTTTGCATATTACTCCGCCAACGCTTTTTGCTCCACCGCCTCCGAGCGTTTGAAGAAAACAACCCAAATCGAGATCGTCTCTCCACGAAAGTCGCTGCGATGTTCTAATAGATAAACGTGTAGATGTGTCATCTTGGTCTACGAGCATAATAACTGCGTCATATCCATTTTTCATTATATAATCGCCTACTTCGTTTGCATACTTCTTCATATGAGGTACCAATACAATATTCGTAGGCTCAATTAAATAACAATTTTCAAGAGATTGCCGTTTGTATTGTTCTATCAATTTAAGTTCATGTTTAACCAGATCAATCTCTTTTTGCATAAGATTCAGGTCAAAGTTACAAAAACGGGCATAGAATGTCCAAAAACCATAATGAAAAAATAGTATATTTAGAGGAATCGACGCCGGCTCGGACATCACCCACCGGTCATAATCATCAATAATTTGTATAAATCGCGACACCTTCGAAATATCAATATCATTATTTTTTAGTATGATGGACCTTAATAGGTTGAATGTTAATAACGCAGCACTCGCTTTATTTTCAGATGAAATAACAGACATAAAATTCTTACTTTTAATAGATGGTCGGTTTTCATTTAAATGATGATCGATATAGTAGATCCGTGTAGATGGGGAATCGACATCCTTTAATCTGGCATACACATCATCACATAGAGATAGATCGGTAACAAAAATTAAATTATACTTTTTATAAAGACCCGCGGATATAAATTTATCAATACGAGTGTTTAAATTCGTTGAACCCACTCCATAAGCGCAGGGTATAATTGAGAGTATTTGCGATTGGGGAAATGCTGCACGAATGGCAAGTGATGCCCCCACGCCATCCAAATCATAATGTGTAAAATTAACAATAGACGGGTCCATTTTATTGCTCCACGTCATCCTTTGATGCTTTTTGGGATTTATGCATTTCCAGAATAGCATCAAAATCTTCTGGTAGCCGCGCAGGCTCCGGTAGCTCATAAGCTTTAGATATTAGATCTCCGATATTATGAAGTTCTCGGACTAATAATAATATAACATATAGAAGTTCGCTAATATCTTTACTTGTATTTGACATCATTTAACTCCTAAGAATCGTTAGTGTTTGTATTTGCTAAATATGTAGCCAGTAGATCTGTTAATATATCCAATGCCTCTTCCGCGGCATCGGCCTGCTCACTGGACAGATCGGGTTGGTCTAATTCATACAATGAAACGGCCACATTATATATTCGTACGGCCTCGACTAATCTATCCTTGGCTTCTTCATATTTTTCCGCATCAAGTACCCCAGCTGCATGGATTTCATCAATCAAGCCTGCCGTTCGTACTATTTGCTCTTGAATTACTGCCAGCTTTTTACCAATTGGTAATTTTTGCCATTGTGTAATAGTATCTTCGGCTGTTTGTGGGCAATTGGCGCATCCTGCGCCTAGAACCAGGGCCAATACTAAGAATGCAGTCAAAAAATATTTCATTTCGTTCTCCTTTACGGGCAGCTCAATATAGTTTTTAGAGTTTTATTCATTTTAAGTTTTGTTAGTGCAACATCACCCATAGATATCGCCGTGGTAAATATTTCTTTATCAAATTCATTTGATGAAAAGACCTCGCCCATATCCTTAAAGTCTTTCCATTTTTTGGGCCAAATAAAAACAAAACCCCCACGTTTTGCGTGTACCTCTGCTTCGCGATGGCCAGCTTTATCGTTATCAAATATATATACTACCTTCTTTCGATCTAAGTTTTGGGTAATAAAATTATATTGTAACCGACCGATCGGTACACCTGCGGTTGCTATAGCATTTGGAAAATAAAGGGCGTCCAATATTCCCTCCAGGACATAAACTACCTTATTTCTATCAATATTAAACCAATTATATGGAATATAAGGCGGAATTATTTTCTTTTCGGCATCGGTTCGGTGCCAAGATAGGTATCGAACACATTTAGTCCCTGTCACATCTCGAGCTTGAAAATAATAAATCTGAGCATCAGATGTGAAATATGGTAATATCAATCTACCTGCATATTGGCCATCTATACAATACTTAAACTTTAATTTTGCCTCTTCAAATACCTCTTTAGGGTAATTGCGAGACTTAAGCATTTTAATCGCGAGATCATGAATTTTTTTTGCTTGGGGTGTCGTGGGAGATTGTGTTAATGGATGCCCAAATTGCGCTAAATGTTTTTCCGCCGTAAACGTCTTCTGTAATTTTTTTATTTCTGATACTTCAAAAGGCTGTTGTTTGGATCGAGGAGTTGTATAATTTCCTATCGCCGAACTGAGATGTATCGCGCGAACGTCTCTAATATATCTATCATAGTGTTGTGGAAAATTCTCTTTCAGAAATAAGTCGAAGCGTCGAGAATAACCACAATTATGGCAGAAAACAGTAACCAAATTCTTCTGCCGATCTACTAATAAATACATTCTACGCTTTTTCTTATTATACCGGCTATCGCCGCAAATGGGGCAGCGCCCATGAGAGGGATTACCTATTGCATCCGGAACTACTTGCTTAAAGAATGCCTTACTAAGATTTACAGGACATATTTGTAGAATTTTCATTTGTGTACCAACAATATATGATGTTATTGTTCTATCTCAGACGCATCCACTTTTCTTGTAAATACATATTTGTGCACGATATTATATTCATTTCTTTCTTTATGCGAAATAACGTCTATCTTATCCCTAAGAATAACGTCAATACTATTAGGGTCAACAACTTCTACAAGACCCCATTGGACAAGCAAATAAACGATGGTCTTTAGCCGTAGAATGTCATGCTCGCTAAGAGTATCCTCTTTTCCATCTCGTATGAATAACTGCTTAAAATGTACTACAAAATATCGGGTCTCACCCTCATCATCGATTTCAGAAATAATATAACATGATGGATATAAGGTTTTCTTGTTCTCATTCTTTATGCCCACTCTTTCAAGAGTTTCACGAACTATAGAAAAATCAGCCAAAAGATTAACCTCAATTCCTCTTGCTTTGCTCTCAAATAGTTTTATATCCTCAGTGTTTTTCATATCATCCCCTTACATTATTAATACCACATACTAATATTATATATGTTTTATCTGACCTACTTTTCCACCAAACTACTGCCTAATTTCCTGTTTTTTTAGACGTAGACGTATTATGTATATAGTAAATTCATATATTCGTGCGCAATAATAATTCAAAGTACAAGTCCATAGCAAGATAGTGATGTTCGAATATTAGAACTTGCTTATCTCCTCTATCATAATGCGTTTTCTGTAGTACCAAAGAGGTCGGAAGTCTTCACACATGTTTGCCCCTCTGGAATCGATGCTATACGGTATGCGTCCGATTCCAACCTCGCCCTTGCGAAATCATAATATTCCTTTACTATTTCAAAGCCCAGGTAGTGCCTTTTCAGCATCTTACTCACTACGGCAACCTGGCCGGAACCCAAAAATGGATCCAAAACCAAATCCCCCTCCTCACTGGTGTAGAGTATAATTTTCTTAATAAGCTCTAAGGGAAGTTTAGTCGGGGTCGTCAAACTCCCATGCCAATATTCGCGCTTTATTTGCCAAACGTCCTCTTTGTCGCGATAGTGGAGACTTTTACCATTGGCGTCACGCTCTTCTTTGCCGAATCTTACATAAGGAAAGAACTTACGTTTCTTATCGTTTTTACAAACGTACAAACAATGGTAGTGTGATGTAACAAATCTCCGGCGTGTCGCTACACCAAACTGGTATTTCCAGATAATATGATTGATTGTAATGAAGTCGGTTTCATGAAGGGCATTTAGAATATCTCGGAGGCGGTTCCACCCCGAGAATACAAACATACTACCTGATTCCTTAAGGAGCCTAAACGCCTCCTTCATCCACTTCTTCGTAAAGGTGAAATAATCTGTAGGTGCTATCTCCCTATATCCCTTGAGTACGTGTGATTCCGTACGACTATAAGTACGTCGCTTCGCCTTAAAATCAATACCGAAGGGGGGATCGGCAATAATCAGCGATACAGTTTCTGCGCGAAGTTTTTTCATGCCCTCTACGCAATCTCCCAAATAGATTTCGTCAATGCACAAATTCAATCCCCTCTTACTTTACTTTCGTATAATTCCATATCCGCGGTATTTTTCCATATCAATTAATCTATTTTTCCACCAAACCACTGCCTAATTTCCTCTTTTTTAGCCGTAGATAATAAATCCATATATTCTCGCGCCTTACTATTCGATATTCGCAAATGCTTCGCCAACAATTCTATCAATTTATCATCTTTGGCATGAAATCGGCGAATGTACTTAAAATACTTCTTCTGTCGATATTTTGGGATTATAGCCAACAACAACCGATACATTTGGACATCGGTTAAAAGCCCCTGATATTTATTAAGGAACGATACTACACTCAACAACGACGCATCCATAGATAAAAAACGTAGCAACATATATTGGCTAACAGCGTTTGAAGATACTTCTTCTACCTTATCGCCTCGCTTATGGCGCGTTATATCATCCAAAACCTCAAATAATGGATTTTTTTTCTTACTCATTACCTAATATCCTCATGATTTCTATCATACACGCGGAAAAGTTAATTTCCGGATCAACTACTTGAGAATTTCTAAACATATACTCGGCTATGACCACATACATATCAAGTTGCTTATGTCTATCGCTAACAATATCAGAAACGTGGTCAAAGATATACCGATATAACTCGGGATAACTATAATTGCGGCTTGCCAATTCTGTTCGAATTGCTGTTAGATTTTTTCCTTTAATCCATGCTATAAACCTATCCGTTTTCTCATGCATCTCTTTATGTGGACGCAAAATAAGTCGCCCAGTTTTATCTGGTACCGATAATTGCTGTAATGCATTAATAATGCTTCTAATATCTGGAAAATATGCCGAAATTATATCCGCAACGTTGGCAGCCTCATACTCTACCTTTTCAGATTTCAAAATTTGCAAACATCGCTTGGCTACATCACGTTTGCTTCCACCAGTAAACTCATATACCTGGCATCTCGATATTATCGGGTCTAAGACACGCTGAATATAATTACAAGTTAATATGAATCTAGAATTACCATGAAACCGCTCCATGACATCTCTAAGCGCGGCTTGTGCATGGACGGTAAAATAATCAAATTCATCTAGAATTACAATCTGGATATCGTCAAGAGATTGGGTCGTGACAAAGTCTTTAATCTTATTTCGCACAACATCTATGCCTGTCTCATCCGATGCATTAATATAGAGACTGGCATTTGTAATATTATTTGCCAATATTTTTGCTGTTGTTGATTTCCCAGCCCCCTGGATTCCAGAGAATAGCAAATGTGGTAATGTCCTCGATTGAATATAAGATTTAAATTGAGCCTTGTGGGCTTCATTACACACAACATCATCTATACACATCGGCCGATATTTCTCATTCCATATTCCAATCGATTGCATTGTCGCTCCTATCTCTATTGGATACTCGCCGGAATTAGAACTCTAACATGGCAAATTTCCGATAACTCTATTACAAACATACCGCCCTTGCTTCCCAATCTAACTTCCATGTGAGATGCGGCTTTCAATACATCTTGGATGGACAACGTCTTAAAGCACGTTTGCCCAGTGCCACCACATTGAGTATCTGAGTTGATTCGCATTATATTGGACATGGCCCCCGCACTGGTAATTTCATATATTACACTATTTCCATCTTCGGAACAAATATTTATCGTATCTGATGCCATAGCATTCATACTACTCGCAATTTTAGATTTTATGGAATCTTCAAGTACAAATTGTTCGCTCCACCATCCAATTTTTTTAGGATTTACATCGGCTGGATCTCTGCCTTCATCAATAATATTTTTATGCGATGCAAGATATTTAAGCGCACTACCATTATTATTATCAGATACCAAGAACATATTTCCTTTAAAGCTAATAGTAGTTTTGCCTCCAAATAGCCGCAATAAATTAGCAAATTCACCAAGCTTATAAATCCCTATTTTCAAAATGTCGTTGCCGCTAAGTTCGTATATATCAAATATTAATGAAGGATCAAATCCAACATGACACCATACAGTCCCGGTTATATCTTTGGCATTTATGAAAATTTTATCCTTAGTAATATTTAAGATTATACCGGCGCCCCTTATAATACTATCTAACCAACTAAGCGCATAAGTAAAGTTCTGTATTGCTTTGTCATCTTTAAATATAGCCTTCCAATCTAAAACAGATTTTCCAGTAGACATTCAACATCTCCCTTCATATCATTGGGTTTTAAGTTTAAGTCAACGAGTGCTTGGTTTAAAGGTACCGACAAGACCTCTGAGGCACCACCTTTGCGCAATACATATGCTGGATGATAAATATGTATTATGGGAAATCTTCCTATTTTCTTTCCATTATAAGATAGGTCTATATGTCGGTAAAGTATATCCCGCTTAAATTTACCTACTGCATTAAACGCTAATTTAATGGCGGTCACTGCCGTTGTTCCAAGCAAAACAACAAGCTTAGGTCGTATTAATTGGAACTCCATTCGCAAAAACGTAGAGCACTGCAAAATTTCCTCATCTCGTGGCGTACGATTTTTTGGAGGGCGGCATTTAACAACATTAGTAATATAAATAGAAGAATTAGTGGCGGCCGCCCAATTGCTTGCGCTCTTAGGTATTAAATCTACATCCTTAAGAACGGTTGTGAGGATTTCACCTGCGCGACCACAAAAAGGTTGACCCTGAGCATCTTCGTTTTTCCCCGGGGCCTCCCCTATAAACATTATAGTGGGTTTGGAATTCGTAGATGTATTATATGTCCCCGGTACAACTTGCGCGCGAAATTTGCAAAGGTCACATGCTCTACATTTGCATGCCGCCTTAAATATTTTTTCATGCAAAGATTTCCATTTAGTGTTACCAGACATTATATAACCATCCTAATCATCTAGGTCAATATTTTCAATTTCCGCGGCAAGGGCGTCAATATCCATGGAAAATGCATCATCATTATCATTATCATCATCATTATCATCATTATCATCATTATTATCAAACTCATCAGACTCTACCTCTGATGATATTCCTTCTGTGGCTTTATTATCATCGGTGTTATCACCCGTTCTAGTTAACAGAGACTCTAACTCATTTTCAAGTATTTCTACCACATCATCATCTTTTTGGTTTTGCTTATCTTGCTTCCTTTGTACATTGGCCTCCGCGGAAGATATTCCAATAAATGCATTAAAGGCTTGCTCAATGGTAGAGTAATCTTCAAGAGAGTTAATATCACAGAAAATCTTCATAAGATCATAGCGCTGATCCGCAATTTTTGCTATATCTTCCTCATCGCCATCCGCAACCGCACTATTATTAACAGCAAACCGAGATGAGCCATAATTATTGAACCCACCAACCTCTGCTAATACCAACTTCATATTGCGGCCTTCCAGCCAATCAAAGAAGCACAAGTCATCTTTTATAGCAGCAACTAATATGTCGTGTATCTTTGTGCCAAATTCATATATAAATACCTTACCATTATTTTCCGGGTTAACCGGATCATCTATAATTAGTATATTCGCAGCGTACCGACGTTTTCGATACCAAGCCCCTGCTTTTTTCTCATCGACGGGATTTCCAGTATTATACAGCCGCCGCGCATAATTGCAAATTGGGCATTCCATGTCAAAAGTATTAGGACAAAGTTGAAACATCACCGGGCCTTGCTTATCCAATGGATTTGCTCGAATAAAATGCACAAATCTGCGAATCCATGGTTGCCCGCTTTCAAAGCCTCCAATACCAGTGTCATATGGCAAAAACCGTATTAGATATTCGACTTGAGATTCACCTTTAGGCAAAACCGGCTTCCACATTCGGTCATCAGTTGCCCCTTGCTTCTTTTCGGCTTGCTTTTTCAGGTCGGCCTTAAGAACATCAAAGTTATCCAAAAACGACTTAACCATTTTGCACCTCCTGTACGATATGTACTCTGCTTTTATTAAAGCTATCTACTATATCTTTTATTTGAGGATCGGTCTCTATCCGGTCAATAATAATAGACTCCTTTTTAAAAAGTGGTTTTAATAATTGCTTTGCTATAGGAATACTGCGTGCAGTATCTAACCCGCCATACCACACTATAAATTCTTCCATTATATGCCCTTGCTTATAGTGATAAACAAAATCCGGCAACCTCACCCGCGATGGTGGGGCAAAATATTCTCGTATAGATATGTTATTAATTATAATATATTCATTGATAAATCTTTGCGATTTTCTAAGGAGATTATAATATTTTTTGTTGAGGGTTTGGAGCGATGTATGTTCATTTTGCTTCTTAAAGTATTCATCTGATAAGAACTTTCTTGGATACCAATTAGCATTCTCATCCGATCTTATATCATTAGCAATTCGCCCAAAAAATCTTCGAAGTTTTTCTGGTGTATTTATGTTGTTTTTTAAACATTTATAATATAATCGACTAAATATTGACCTATCCGCTCTATTATTGAACGCATCAACAGATGGAACTCGGCCAGTTTGCCACCGAGCCTGATAATAAGCAACATATACATCGTAAACCGTCATTAAAATAGATCTCCATCTCCCGCATCATCATCGAGTCCAAAGATTTTCGTTGCTTCTATTCGAAGTAAACGTTTCTTTTCATTATCTAACTTCTTATATATCTTTTCGACGTCGGTTCCTAAATATAACGCCAACGCAATTACAATATCGAAAATATCAAACTCCGACATTAATTTTTCAACCATATGATTTATACCAGCCGAAATTGTTAGCGATACCGTTGATGGTGTCGTATTAAATCTCTCTGCGATTTCGCTTATCACCATTTTTTTCAATGGACTTCTTTCATTAGTCATTATATAATTTCCTCATCAATAGTTTTTCTCGATGGCGTCCCGGTGCTTAGTAACTTATGCACCTTATCAGTAATCTGCTTTTCCGACACCGAAATATCGTCATCAGCATCAACAATTGTTAACGTATCCCAGTCTACTAACATTTTGAAATGCTTCCCCTTTCTACCAAAACGATTTTTATTAACATTGCCTATAATTATATCATCATTGTCATCATCTTCAAATACCGAAATTACAATATCCGCAGTCATTGGAATTCCCATGCTATCACTTGCATGCTCGAGGCGGATATCTCCCCCATAACCACCACGATTAACTTGATTTGCCGTTATTATTGGCACTTTATATCGGACCGATAACCCACGTAACTCTTCCGCTACTCGCTTCATATCAAAATAACTATTAGAATATTTTGTGGGTCGTGAAGGCAGCATCAAACCAATATAATCCACAAAAATTAAATCCGGCCTAAAACCAGCCTTAAGTTCCAAGTCCGCTAAATAACCATCGATATCAGTTGTTGTCAGGCATCCTGGTGGAAATTCCTTTATAACAAAATTACCAGCATGTTTTCCACGAGACATAATGCGCTGTATAACCTGTTCCTCGCAATCTATCAAATTTTTGATAGCAATATTCGCGACTCGACCATCGATTCTCTGGCTTAGTTCATCTTCCGATAACTCCAGGGAAAGATACACTACATCAAATCCTTTCAATGCAACAGCAGTTGCAAAATTATGCATAATCAAAGTTTTCCCTGCACTTGTCGCCCCAGTAATAACAGCCAAACTTTTTTCATGCCAACCGCCTCGGATTATCTTATCAAGATTTATCAACCCCGTCGGAATAACTCGCTCTGTTTCATGCTTCTTTTCATACCGAGTCACTACATCATTGAAATAATGTATTCCGATATTCTCATCAAATGTTATCGAGAGTGCATCTCTAATCTCGGGTTCTATGGCAGTTAATTTGCCCTTTTCTATATAATCAAAGCTTTTGATAATAGCCAATTTTAGTGCGGATAGCTGTATAAATTTTTCTGTTTTATTTAAGAGCCAATCAAATCCATTATCAAAATTAAAATCCACGGTCATTGCTTCATGTAAGACTTGAAAATGCTCCTTGAGAAGTTGCTCATTATCAAAGGCATTCTTCAGCATTACTACTAACATTTTAGCTTGTGGTAGCTTGCTATATTCATCGACGTAATCTCGAATTATTTCTACCAATCTACCAATATTAACATTTTCGAAGTATGTATTTTTTAATTTCGAAATAACACGCTTAGAGTATCTGGAATGCCTTAGCACCCCAGCCAATATTAAAATTTCAAAATCAGTATCAAATTCAAATTCCTCAAGGGAATCTGGCATCATTCACCATCCGTTATATTATCAATATTCGTAATACTATATTGGTTTTCCGCTCGGAGCTTTTTATCTAACTCATCTATAATAGGCAACCACAATTCCGGATCATCGCGTCTATACTTCTTTTCTTCTTTAATATTTGTGTACCATGCTCCATGCGCTTTTATTAATCCAAATCGCTTAGCATCGTCGAGTAATCCCGAATATGGACTTATACCATTTTTAAAGTTTACTTCAATTTCGACTGGTTGCTCTTCCGGTACATCACGATTTTTTGTTGCGACTATTTTCATTGTCAACCCAACTCTATCCGATCCCCGCTTTAAATTTTTGCGCGTAAAATATAATATCACCCAACTATTATATATCGGTCGCATGCCCCCTGACATTATGCCCCGAGATGACATCGATGATGGATCCATATAGACATGATTTATAAATACAAACGGAAATTTATACTTTCCCATATATGCCCCAATTACTCTAAATAAACTATTTATTGCCTTAGCACGTGTACCCATATCTCCTGCAGGATTGCCGCTAACAGAGTCAGATATCTCTTTGCTTGATGGCATGTTACCAAGGCTATCAAGTCCCACAAATAGCTTAACCCCAGGATGCTTTTCCATTATTGCATCAACTATTTCCACAAATCGAAACTTTATCTCTTCCACTGTCATAACGGGGACTCGATATAATTTATCCAGATCTACACCAATCCGCTCATAATACTCACCATCTACAGCACTTTCAGAGTCGAATAATATTGGAAGAAGGCCAGATGCCTGGGCTTCTCGAACTAAGTTAGCAAGCACATAGCTCTTACCTGAATTGCTTGGCCCAGCTAACGCCAGCATTTTATCGCCACGGATGCCGGCATAAATCGACCCCGAAATTATTTTATTGAGCGCATATATTCCTGTAGAAATACGAGGAACTTGCTCTTTTGTAACTTTCTCACCATAGCCAAGACTATTTAAGGTATCAAATATATCCTCCATGTAGATATTCTCCTTAGAATAAGTTATCCAATCGAACTTCATCAAACCTGGGAACCGCTCCCCAATGTAATATTGAATATACATGCTCTAGTGGTGAAATTATAATTTTATCAAACATTGTTTTATAATCAACATATGCATCTAAACCAAATTCGGATGGAAAATTATCTTTGAACCCCAATACTGATATTCGAAATGGGTTGTTTGGCGTAAGATAAACAAATTTCATCTTGTCACCATCATAAAGTTTTTCATATTTAGTATCAAGTCTAAAATATGACAATAACTTATTATATGCTATAGCTGCTTTAACATGGATGGGCGTGCCCTTTCTCCATCCATATATTTTATCCGATTTCCTCAAAAATTTATTAATATTACTAACCGTTCTGGGAAAAGCGATCTCATCTATAGACATAGCCATAAAATTTTTATATACTTCAAGTAGCATATCATTAATAACATTGCTGTCTTGTGTTTCCAAAAGCTTATAGAAAATTTGCCTTAAGACATCTCTAATAATATGTGGAGTAGAGCTGCGAACAATTTCCACTCCTTTTGCTCGTAGAGAATGCTTTATATCACCAAATTCTTTACCAGTGTTTTTATCAACTTCTATAAAAACATACCGTTTCTTTTGAATTAAAAGCATTCTTTTGGCTAATATATCATACTCAAATTTAATATGACAATCATCTTGGTTTATACCAAATTGGTTAAATAAACATGTCTTAACGCTTGTGTTTATAACGGATTCTATAAGGGGCACTAATTTTGATACATAGTTAAATTGCGCTTGAGTACTTAGCGTTATGTCTCCAACCAAGGACTTTAGTAATGCCCCTATATGGATACATACTCCATCCGTATCAGCATATTTAACGATTTTTTCTTTTGGTGATATAGTGACATCCGTCTGTGTATGTTTGCGCGCAACATTGGGCCATTTTTGTGTATAAAATGTATTAATTGATTGTATTGAATGTTGTAGGAAAAACTTACCTGTCGTTGTAACTGCCTCTGCCCCGTCCCTGTCATATAATCTAAAATATGAGGAACCAAGAGCGCCATAAACGGAATTAATAAAAATCTTTAACGCATATTGTAACTTATCATTCCGAATATATTCGGGGCTATCCGGGCCCTCTTTACTTCGCGCAATAGTGGCTTTTGCCTTTATTTGCCTGCGTAAATCGAAAAAGCTTTTTAGCATCGAAGGAACTATACCAATATTGGTATCGGTATCTCGCTCAAATACCGCACCATTTGAGAGAAGAATATAATTTGAATTTTCTTTAATCTTCTGCAATAAAGGCAATGCCTCTGTGGTATATGTCGCCCCGGTTCTCGCGGCTTCTACTTTTATCTCCGTATTTTCTAATGATGACAAATCCCAATTATTATTGAAAATTGCATCTACAATATGCTGAGATTTGATTGTGAGCAAATGCGTCTCTGGAGATATATTAAATTGCATTATCAAGCTTGGATACAGACTAACAACATCTAGAACCGCCATCCAATCATAGATACCACGCTGCGGCTCCATAACAAAGGCACCCTCATATACATTGAAATTTTCAGCATCATAGACATCGGGAAGCCGTATTTTCTCATCAAAGTTAGTTTTAATATGTTTTAATAATGCTCCATCTACTTTTGCTATAGTAGTTAGCGTTGATTTAAAGGGAATACCACAAAGATATGCAAGAAGTACGACAATACTAATATATCCAAGTTTTTCATCAAGATGCCTAACAAGCTCCACATCTCTAAAGTTATATTCAATAAACTTATTCCAATTATTCCTGTATAATGATTTCAATGAAGAATGCTGTACCTTCTTTTCATCCAACTCATATTGCGCTACATAATCGAGAGTATAATTTTCACGATCCCTCTGGCAAAACACTTTATATATTTGCAGATAATCCAGATCTACACGGCCTACAATTTCATAACTTACAACCTTTTTATATTTTAGACTCCGGGTTCGCTTACTAATTCGACCAAACGGTGATAATTTCTTCGAAAATCCGCTTTCTAAGACCTCCATCCTATTAATAATATACGGAATGTCAAATAGTTCTATATACCATCCCGTAATTATATCAACTTGGTGTCTGTTAAGCAATGCTATTAATTTTTCAAACAACTCTACTTCTGTTGAGCATCGCTGGTAGCTAAACTTACCGGGCCCCGTATACTCTCTATCCAACCCCAAGACATAAGCATGTTCTATATTATCTTCTACTATTAATAACGATATTGATAATACACGCTCATGAGGAATGGTGGGGTTGGGGAATCCATATTCCTTTTCTTGCTCAGTTTCAATATCCAAATAACAAATATTCAAATTTAATTTAAGATTTTCTACATTATTATCAGGATATGTTTTCTGAATAAATTTTGTTCTTGGATCTATGGTAGCTTCAAACGTCGAAATATTCTTATCCACGTAATTTTGTTTTAGGTCAAAAAATTCATGATATGTGCGCGGTGCTATGCGTTCAAGTGGCTGACCGTATATCCCATACGCGCAGGGCTCTCTATGTGTCGGGACATAGAAATCTGGCACAAATGCTTCTACTTTATATTCAGAACCGCCCTTTGATTTATCGACATACATTATGGAACTACTATGTCGATCATAATAAACGTCAGCATACATATACTTTATTTCCTTAAAACAAACTACTCGTATCAATGTTGGTTTGCACAGATTCTGTGGTCCTAAATACTTCAGACGCATTGGCTATAAAGGTATCATATGGTGTTTTCGATTGTATTGCCTCTGAGATCAGCCTAAGTTTCTTTACTGTCTTATTCGATATATTCGTAAGCATACCAAATCCCGACTCTCCAAGGCGCGTTGTTATATCAAAAAATCTATTAAAGAATTCGATGCGCCGGAGCTGGACATACAGATTATGAAGTGTGATGTACGCATATTGATGAGTTCCAAAATCTGATATATCACTTATTAAGAGGTCGCGGCATACAGGGCAATCGCAAGGCAACGGCATGTCATATACTGAGCTATAATCGATACAACTATCATATCGAATCATATTAACCACAGCATCGGCAATAATTGCCCTACCATATCCGGATATCAAACTTACATTAGATGCGTCAACCGTGACTTGTATATCATATCCCATTCGGTTTAACATATGTTGGAAAAATATAAAAGTCACAATATGATACATTGATCCAACGCCGAGAATATGCAAGTATTTGTTATTTGACTTTTCAAACTCTCCATTTTGCATTAGATAAAATATATCTGCAAGTACGTGGCCGTCCGTTTTCTGAGTTCCTGTTAATGCCGCCGTTTGTGGTTTCTGAATAGATTTTACGGACAAGGTCTCATTTGCTGCTACTGCCCATCCATCAAAATCAAAATTCTTCATGGTATGATACCACTTTTTAAGTCCGGCTCCAGGTCGGCCTTGGAGAACATTCAATAATTTACATTTACCTTGTCTATTTTCATAAAAGTACTTAGCATTATTATATGTCGTTTGTAGTGCATAATTATAATATTCAATCTCACTGCTATCATGATTCCATGGTCGTTTTGGGGGAATATCCAATATCAATCCAATATTACAATGCGTCTCAAGCATATTTAATATATTTTCTGGTGTTAAATTTTTTAATGTATCTTTGGATGATGAGATTACTTGAAATCCACCACTATCTCCATATACTACAACATCCTCATCCATTTTATAAACATCTCTAAGATTTTTTCCATGAAGATCGAAACAATAAGCCATGGAAATCATTATGTGCGGATGATAAATTGGACTGGATCCTTTATTATAAAAACGAAATCGTTCATTGGCAAACCTACGGTCTCCACGTATACACAGAACCATTGTTCCAACACTTATAGATGGCACATAAATGAGATTTTTCATTCAATTCCCCTTGTATTATTTGGTGTATGATAAAAATTCTTGCTTTACTGCGGGATTTTCAAGAAAAATACCTTTGAGTGCCGTAGTAATCATAAACGCATCTGGCTCTTCTACACCACGTGTAGTCATGCAAGCATGTTGGGCTTTGATATAAACTCCACAGCCAAGAGGCGACACTGTAGTATCTAAAAATGTAGCTATTTGGTCTGTCATTCGCTCCTGGAGCTGTGGCATGCGCATAAAGTAATGCACAATTCTACTTAATTTGCTAAGTCCAATATAAAAATTCTTTGGAATATATCCAACATAACAAATTCCCGTAAATGGAACAAAATGATGCGAGCAAACTGATTTGACATGGATGGGCCCAGATACAATCATTTGATTATAATTATCTTCGTTCGGAAAAACAGTTATTTTGGGTGGATCCTCATATAACGATCTAAACCATTCATCAATATACATCTTTGCTATACGTTCAGGAGTTTCCCTAAGATTAGGGTCTTTTATATCCAAACCAAGTCCAGTTTCGATAATCTGCCGCATTAGCCCTGCTATGCGACTTTTATTTATTGACGTCGTCTTTTCATGTGCGGGATTTATCATATTCTATCTCGCTTTCTATTGCCAGTATTCTGCCCAGCCACTTTCGGTCTCATGAAATCGAACTCGCTCCAACCGAACATTATTTACATCTGGATCCAATGTTTCCATGCGTAACAATTCTGTTTTTATTTCCATAAACAAAAGGCATGCCAATAATTCTGCCGTTGGGTTTCCAGGCACAGAAACAATCTTTTTGCTATCTGATAGTTGGCTTTTGTACTTATCAACCTTATCTTCGTGAAGCAAAAGTGCATGATCATATTTATCTATTATACTACTAATAGCCTCTTTAACTTTGCCGAAATCCACAACCATACCATCTTTATTGCATTGTGCTGACGTTAAATATACATCAATTATTCCAGAATGGCCATGGATAGATTGGCATTTTTCAGTATAAGAGCTCTCCAAAACATGCGCATATTCTATCCTAAAGCGCTTTCGAATCCTAAACATTTTTTCTCCTTCCTAACACCAAAAACTTACTGTACTTAATTATATAATAATGTAAGTCATTTTTTGAAATATTTTGAACTCCGGAGATTATAACGTGCTTCCTCACAAAAAGAAACAACGAAACTATCTAAATCGTAGCAATTTACGCGCAGAGCTAATTGCTTGGAGGGCCGCAGGTGGCCAAGTTGCCGATATATCCGAAAAATTATATAACATGTTTAGATTACTCGTTGATGAATTGGGTGCGAAAGCGTGTTTCCGAAACTATCCGTTTGTGGATGAAATGAAAGAACACGCACTAATGCTACTTATACAATATGCGCATAACTTCGACCCATCTTATAAACACGCAAATGCATTTGCTTATTGTACACAAATCGCCAAAAATGCCTTTTTTCAAGTAATTAAGTCCGAAACAAAACTTAAAAATCTTCGTAAAGAGTTGTATGATAAGAAAAGTAAACATGGGTCCGAAGGAGTAGCATAATTAATGTCAAATAATCCAAATCCCATACGAAAAATAGCTATAATAGGTGATGTTCACTTCGGACATCATAGTAACAAACAGCTTTATCAAAACATCCAGGATGTATATTTTAATATTTTTCTATACAAAATTCTAGAAAAAAATCCTGAAATATCAGATTTGTTTATTCTCGGCGATGTCTTTGACAATAGAAACATACTAAACGTCAAAACCATCAATTTGGCCCTGAGGATTTTCCAACATCTTTCCGAAAGAGTAAGAATTCATTGTTTACTTGGCAACCACGACGTATACTATACCAAGTCCAAAAAGATCCACTCCTTAGATATATTCAATATCTTTGATACCGTTGCGGTTTACTCAGATATTTCTACCATTGCCATCGATAATCGAAAAATACTATTAATTCCATGGATCCAAACGGCAGAGGATAGAGAAGCTGCAATATCAGCAATCAAATCGGCAAAAGAGAATGATATCGACTTAATTCTAACACACAACTCAATCAACAATTTTGAAATGGTTAGACATTACCAAGAACGTAACGGATTACTACAAGAGATTTTTCCAGTACGGACATTTGCGGGCCATTTTCATCTACGTGATACCAAAGGAAATGTTACATATGTGGGATCGCCATATGAAATTACATGGAATGACGCCGGCAATCAAAAGGGAGTGTATATTGTTAATCTTAGAAATATGGAAGAAAAGTTTATTCCGAATGAAATTTCACCCAAACACATTAAGATTTACACCAGCCAGGCAGAACAAGACTTTTCAACCTTAACCGGGCACTTTATTAAAATAATCATCGATAATGATATAAGCGAAGCCGATCTCCTAAAGTTAAAAACAAAGATTGAGTCCTGTGATATTATGTCATGCTCGATTGAATCGGAGTTTGAAAATATACCCCAATTGGCAGATGGTTTTGAAATTACCGAGGGTCCACGTGAACTATTGATTGAATTTATAAAAACAATACAGCTTCCGAAACACATAGACTTAAATAAACTAGTAAGTATGATAGAATATATACATGAGAAAGCATCAGAACCCGGATCATATCAATATAACTACGTAGAGGATTTTAATAAATGAAAATACAATTTGAAGAATTGAGGCTCAGAAATTTTCTATCTATAGGTAATCGGGAAAAGGTTGTAGAATTTCCCCCGGGGGTTCATCTAGTAACCGGATATAATTACGATGATGATTGTGCAAATGGTTGTGGTAAATCTGCTATTCTATGTGATGGTTTAATGTTTGCGTTGTTTGGAACAATGCTACGGAAAATTAACTTGGATGACATAATAAACAAGGTAAATGGTAGAAATTGCGAAAGCTCCATAAAATTCAATATTAAAGGCACACAATATCAAATAGTTAGAACATTAAATCCAAATACAGTAGCCCTATATATTGATGGTGAAGAGCAAGATTATAGCAATAAACGCGAACTCGAGCGAAGGATACGAGACATTCTTCGCTGCGGCCCAGGTATCTATAAAAATACTAATATATTATCATTAAATTACAATAAACCCTTTTTAGACCTATCTCTTAACGATAAACGCACCGTCATTGAGAATTTATTAGGTATAACCATTTATAGTGATATGTGGATCTTGGTACGTAGCATTAAAAAAGAACAAGCCGATAAAATGAAAATATTGGAATCTGATATCGCTCATCTCAATAGACACATAACATCATTGCGTAATAATATTAAATACCAAACGAGCAAAGAAGCAGAACAATTGCAACGTATCAGAGATTCATTGAAAGAAATAAAGAACCGAGTTAAGGAACTCAGGGCCGAGAGAGCCGCTACACTAAGAAAAATAAGCAATATTAAAAATAACCTCGAGAATTATGATACCATTGTCGGACAAGAGCGCCGCCGGTCAAAACAATTAGCTGCATGTACAACTGAGTGTAAATTACTTAAACACAATATTACTACTTTTAAGGAATATCTACGAAATCTACTTTCCAATGAAAGATGCCCTCAATGTGGTATAAATTTGAAAGAAGAAAATCGACTTGAGGCACAAATTAAAAAATATCGTGTCATGATTGAAAATTTAACGCAAAAATTAGATTTCTACAAGAAAAAAGAAGAAATATTGAAGAAACAACTACAAGATATTGTGACTAAGCGGTCAAATCTCGATACTCAAAAACAACAACTAAAAATTTTGGAATCACAAATTGAAACCATCGATGATAGCATCCAAGTCAATATAAGTCGATTCAAGGAAGAAAAACAGCGTCGCAGCAGCTATGAGATCGTCGATATGCAAGAATATCACCAATTACAAACAGAATTGAATGTAGCAAAAGAACAATTAAAAATCACTAGTGAAGAGAATGTATATTACGAATTCATAACTCAGATATTATCTGATTCTGGCGTACGCTCGTATGTTTTTCGGAAGGTATTACCTATTATTAATATGAGACTAAAAGCATATCTACGCAAGCTTGGTTTGGAATTTGATTTAGAATTCAACACTACTTTTGATGCTACGATAAGGTATAGAAAACAACATCAGTACAAATATCATAACTTAAGTGGCGGTCAAAAGCGCCGCGTTGATTTAGCGTTACTACTAACATTTATTGATTTAGTTAAGATGGAAAATAGCCTAAACTCAAATGTGTTGGTTTTAGACGAAGTGTTAGATTCAAGCCTTGACTACGATGGCATTTCCCGGTTTCTAGATATTCTTCACCACCGTACATTAGATGATCCAAATATTGCTATATTTCTAATTACACATAGGGATGAACTTAGTACAGATGCTCGTTTTGATAGAATATATACTGTTGAGAAGAGGAATGGGTTCAGTAACCTACAGTTCGTCGAACTATCTTCAAACCCAAAATTAAATTAAAATCATTTTTTATCACAATTTGTATACAAACAGGAATAAAAATTGTGTTACGGGCATTTGTCCATAATAGTATTTTAGCTCGAAAGCTCATAAATAGATATATGAGTTTTGAAGCAAAATTGCCCAAAAAATTGAAAAAAGTTCTACTTTTTTAAAAAAGTTTGAAAGGAACATCATGGCAGTTCAAAGTATAGGATTTCGGGTGTCTAAAGAAGACATTGCTACGACGGTCGATATTATCAATCAAATTAAAATTGATGCGCCGACCCTCGAAAAGCTGAAAGACCGGGTTTTAGCCGATATTGTTGAAATTAATGATGTGAACCTTGCATCTGAAAATATAAATAATATTAGTAAGACCCACAGATACTCTACGCTGTTGATGACTGCAGAGGAAGAGTGCAAGAAACTTAAGCTACTTATGCGTAGATTAAAATCTCAGTTGCGAATATTTTTGCGGATAAACAGTGAGAGACTACTGTCGGAAAGAGATATAGATGCTGCGATAGAAAAATATGGGCCGTATATGCGGCTACAGAATGCCATTGATCAACAGGAATCACTTGTGGCATTTTTGGAGCGAACTGTTAAATTATTTCAACAACGCAGTTTTGCTATACGAAATGCTATTGATATGAAAAAACACGATCTTATATAGTAGGTTGTTATGACACAATATGTAGATATAACACCCGTAAACACTATTTATAGTAAAGTAACGGCCGAGCCGCATATTCTCGGTTTTCTATATGATGCATTTGGTGTTCCGGTGGATGGATATTGGTATATGCCATCATATCGAAGGGGGATTTGGGATGGGCATATCCGATTCTTTAGATCAAACGGGACGATATATACTGGTTTGGTTCCGGAGGTTGTAGATAAACTTAATACGGAGTATGATGGTGATATAGTTTTTAATATCGACCATATTTTGCGAGAGGATGTATTAGGGCAACAGCCAATAACCAGGGAAGAGTTTGTTTATGGTATACGAGGGCTTGATCTAACTACAATGAAACCAAGGAAGTATCAATTGCGTGCGGCCTTTGCAGCATTACAACATCGGCGTGGCAATATCATTCATGCGACGGGGTCGGGCAAGTCATATTTGATATCGTTGATTTTGAGCTGTTTACGTCGTTTACATGACGTACAAAATTCTATTATTATTGTACCTCGAATTCAGCTCGTAGAACAATTTAGGCAAGAGCTCATAGCCGCTGGGTTTGATAGCAATGACATTGGTATGTTTTATGGCGGGATTCATCAAGAGACGCGGCCGATATTAGTTTCGACCTGGCAATCGCTTAATGGTCGAAAAAATAAATGGCTCAAAGAAAAGGAATGCGTTTTTGTTGATGAAGCACATCAAGTTAAGGCTAAGGTATTACGTGGTGTATTAGAGAGCATCTCAGCTGCTAAGTTTAGATATGGTGTTACTGGTACTCTACCGGATGTCGAGGCGGATAAATATTTAATTTTAGGATTAACGGGCCCGATAATTGATATTGAAAAGACGGCCTCATTGATTAATGAGGGTTACTTAAGCGATGTTAAAGTCATAGTAGTAAATATTAAATATTCCTCAAACGATAGTTTAAATCTAAAGAAGATTAAGAAAGATGCCCCAGGTAATAAAGCATATGCTTTAGAGCAAAAGTTTATTGAGGAGCATCCGATTCGAAATAAATTAATAAAGAAACTAATAGTTCCACATTGTTCTCGTGGGGAAAATTCATTAATATTGGTAGAAAAACTCGACCATGGTCGCAAATTAATGGAATCATTGACAGAGGCTGGGATTGAGTGTGACTTTGTGCATGGTGCAATGCCAGTAAGTACACGAGAAAAGATACGATTGGGGATGGAATCATCGACGGGTAGAGTTATCGTTGCAACATATGGTGTTTATCAATTAGGCATAAACATTAGAAAACTACATGTTATACTTTTTGCTATGGCGGGAAAAAGTAAAATCCGTACTCTTCAGAGTATAGGCAGGGGTTTGAGGACGCATAAATCAAAAAAACAGGTTATTATTTATGACCTCGCCGATCTTTTGCCATATGCCCAAAAAAGAATAACAGCGCGAGTTGAATATTACATACAGAATGATTTTGACATTACTAATTCGGAGGTCACGTTATAATGGCACATAGAGATATAAAGGCGTTACTGGCAAATATCGATAATGTTATCAAAATACAAAAAGCGAAGAAATCATATCGGCCTCGGATAATACATCCTATAAAAGTTAAAGAGCCCATTGCCGAGGTAACCGACCCATTATCATTTTCCGATATTGCTAATGCTATTGACCGTGTCATTGAGCGAGACCGCAGCGGTCAAGATTTTCTTGAGCGATTTAAGCATGTATGTCTTATTTTATATGATAGAAAAATGTTTGCGGAAGTGCGGATTATACTAAAAGAAATATTCTCATTATATGGATTTGGTAAAAATCCACCGTCACGGTTCGAAACGGTATATAAAAAGGGCGCCAGAGTTAAGCAATTTCTAATGACGCCTGAGATGCGGAATGAACTTATGCAAAATAAATCGGTGGCTCGAGTTGTAGAGGAGATTTTCAATGAGTAGTCAAAAAGAAATTGTAATTGAAGGTAGAGTTTTTGATGGACTTTTCTTGGCAAAATTTGTAGCAGATTTGCTTAAGCCGATTAGAAAAACAGAGGCATATAATTTGGGTTTAGTAGATAAGGACGGCGTAATATTAAGAGAGCCGAAGACAAGAGAAGAAAAACGCGCGCTTTCGCTGTATAAACGATTAATTTTTAAGATAAAGCGACTTATCGGCGGCCCTAAGCTTAAATTATTGACCGTGGGGTATTTGCTACGCGAAACACAACTAATACCAATGAGTGACGCCGAATTAATAGAGCGAACAAAGAAACTTGTTGCGGCTAAGCAAATTTATGTTGAGTTTAGGAATCGGCTTGAAGAGGCAGGCATCACCGAGGATGAGTTTGTCGATATATTAATAAAGGAGCTGCGCTATAATGCCTAAGTATTCAAAGCAAAAAGGAAAAGCATTCGAGCGCAGGGTGGCAAATATTCTCGAAACCGCATTCAATGAGAAATTTATACGAGTACCAAATTCTGGAGCATATACAGGTGGTAAAAACCAGAAAATTCGAAATGATTTGCCGGACCGATTAAAAAATCAGGTTGTAGGCGATATAATATGTCCACCAGAGTTTCCATATGTTATAGAATGTAAGTATTATAAGGATGGTATTAAACCATTTTCATTATTTAAATCAAATAGTAAATTATTGTTAAATTGGCTTGGACAAGTTAAATCTGATGCTAAATTTGCCAATAAACATTATTTATTGATATTTAAGTTTAATAGGACGCCTATTATGGCGGCTACCGCATATAACCATTTTATAACACTAATCAATGAAAATGATAATTTAGCATATATGCGCATTGGTGATTTTGTTTTAGTGGCATTGGATGTGTTGATAGATTTGGTTAAACGTTCTGGGTTTTATACTGGTGGAAATGATGAAAAAGATGTTAATACCAATTGATGTATATATCGATTTTAATCATATGGCATTTCGGAATTTATTTGTGCATGTTAATGTGCTCAAGAAATCCTGGGATAATACTGGGCCTATAGATGATTTTGGATTTCTTGGAAAATTAATATTAACATCGCTCATAAAAGAATTACGGGATATTGTAACTTTATTTGATAATCATAATCCTAATAATATATTCTCCAGGTTGGGGGTTGGATGTAGTATCCAAAACATCTTTCTGGCTTTTGATTCGCCAAATTGCTGGAGAAAGGATTTCCTTAAACCATATAAATATAATCGTCGAAGTAAGAGTAAGAGTTTTCCTATTGCTTGGAATGCACTATATAAATGGTTTGATGATTTTAAGGACTTGGTGAATACTTCAACCCCACTTCAACCACTAATAGTTCCAGAATGCGAAGCAGATGATATTATAGCTGTCGGGATACAAACCCGCCATATGGATCTTTCCATAGAAGAGCATAATACAGTACGCATAGCTATAATCATTGCGGGTGACAAAGATTACAATCAATTATTACGATATGATGATGTTATCATAAAAGATCCGCTTCATAATAAATTTCGAATACTACTTCCAACTACAAATAACTTATATGCGCGGCGATGTGGATCAACTTTACTACATAAAATATATCCTAATAAATGTAATATCGTAGCAGCCGGTACACGAGATGAATTAAATATAACAGTGGAGCATTTGCTCCTTCAGCATATATTGATAGGGGATAAAACAGATAATATATCTTCCATTGCAAAGGGGGTGGGGCCGAAACGCGCAGAAAAACTAATAGAAAGCGGTGAAATAAATGATATGCTCAAATCTCCAGAAATCAAAACAAAAGTAGAAGCAAATACAACATTGATAGATTTTAGAAAGATACCAGCGAAATTTAAAGAAGAAATAATAAAGTCTTATAATAATATAGAAGATATACCAGCACATAGAATTGATGAGATTGATTTTATACATTTAGAAGGTAGGTGTGGGATTTTTCAATTGCCTACATTACTGGAAGATATATGGCGCTTTCGGCCAGAGGCAAGGCATAGAGTAGGAGATATTGATGTATAAAAATATCAATATACATTCTGATGAAGTTCTTCGCCGCGGAATGCAATCATTCTTAGAATATATTGCAAAAATAGGAAGACAACATGGAGAAGAACTATTAAAAATAAGTGGAATATCTGAATCGCAACTTGATATTGTGTCGTTTTCGAAAGACTTTTTTAATAACAGCGGTGCGGTTGCTGATATCTCTGTAGATCCTAATGCAAATGTTAAAGAGAAGACGGTAGATCAATTTTCTACCGAAATATCAAAAGCACATCAAAATATTAATGCATATTTTTATCTCTATAAGCAAATTATGAAGGCAGAAGGCTCCGAGCGAGCAAAGCGTATTATAGAAAAACTTATAACTGGGGAAATATTCGTTAATGATTTTTGGACTTATCCAACCCGTCCATATTGCTATGCCTTTTCACTTCAACCACTGTTATATGAGGGCGTGTCGTTTGCTGTAGGAATGTTTGATGTTAAACCTGCACAACACCCAGACTCATATATTAATATCGTAATCCAAATGGTAGCATATATCTCAAATCAGATTGCCGGAGCTGTTGCACTGCCAACATTTCTTATTGATTTGGATTATTTTCTACGTAAAGAGTTTGGAGAGAAATATAGGGATAGATGGGATGCGGATGCATCAATATTTTCTTCTGGAAATGCACAAGATAGCACTCTTGGTAAATGGGTAAAAAATAGATTACAGAATTTTGTTTTTTCCGTTAATTGGCCGTTTAGAAATGCCCAGAGCTTGGCGCCTCGCGAGAAAATTACATTCTATTTTCCTCGTAATACAATTAGACGACGTTCTACTGCAAAGGAAATCTATGAGGAATATCGGAATAGAAATAAAATAGTTATTGTGAAATAATTTAAGAATTTCTCCTGATTAGTTCGGAAGGGCTAATTTATACCTAAAAAGGAGAAATTACTTTGAAGAACAAAATTAAATGCGAAATATGTGGCAAAACGTTTGAAAAATTGGCTACCCATTTAACTCGAACACATAATATAACAGTCGAGGATTATTATCTCAAATATATGGGCGAGGTTGAATATTGTCCAAAATGTGGTAAGAAATGCCGATTTGATGGATTGACGCGCGGATATTGGCGAACATGTGGGAATATTTCATGTAGTGCAGCGACGTGGGTGCGTGATAAAGACTATTGCGATTTGATGAGCAAGATAATGTCAGGTGTAGGCACCCGGAAATGGTATATAGATAGATATGGAGAAAAAGAAGGTCTAAACCGACGTATGCTGATGCGTGTAAATAAGTCATATGCGGCGTCCCTGAGCGGTTATATTGATAGATATGGAGTTGAAGAAGGAACGAAACGATTTAATTCAAAAATATATGATCGTGGTAGCCTTAAATATTTTATATCTAAATATGGCTCCGCCCTCGGGCCAAAGAGGTATATGGAGCAATGTGCCAAAATACGCCGAGCACTAAGTAAAGAGGGATTTATCGAAAGATATGGTGAAGAGGAGGGAAGAAGACGATATGAGGCGATGCGCATGGCATGTAGTCCTCGGCTTCAAGCATATATAAACAAATATGGGGACACAGACATTGCAAGAATTTTATATAAACAACGTATCAAAACAATTTCCGAGAAGTGTGGTTGGAGTCTGGAAAAGTATATTAATAGATATGGAGTAGTAGAGGGAACACGCAAATATAAGGAAACAAAGCGCGCAGTCTACTTGTCCAAAGAGACGCTTATTGAAAAATATGGTGAAGAGGAGGGAAGAAGACGATGGCAATCTTTTTTGAATAAACTTAAAGGGCAGTATTCGTTGGATTGGTTTAAGAAAAGATATGATACGGAGTTAGAAGCATTGCAGGCATATGCCAAGATGCATTGGCATAAACAAATAAAGTCAAAAGAAGAATTTTATGAATATGCAAAGCATTATCGCGCCGGTGGTTATGATCCTGAGTTTCGCAACGCTAATATGAGGCTGAAATTGTTGCAAGAACAAAATTTTCAATGTGCATTATGTGGGGTTCATTATAATAATTATTCTGGGAAGTTTCATTTGCATCATATTGATTATAATAAGAGAAATAATAATCCAGACAATTTGGTGTGGTTATGTAATAGTTGCCACAGCAAAACAAATTGCAAAAATACAGAGTATTTTATAGAATTACTAACTGAAAGGAAGAAAAGGTATGCCGGAGATTGTGAGTGTATCGCCTCTTAGTAATAATAAGTTTCGTTTCTTCTATTCAAATGGTGAATTTGAAGATGTATGTGGCGACGATGAATTTGATGTCGAAATAACTCAATTAGAAGCACAAGAAATACCAATTGGCGAATTTGTTGATGCAAACACCGGACCGATTACCGAAGAAATATATGTCGCATCGGCGAACAGGCAAAATGGTAATGTGGAAATGCGACGGGTTACCGCTGGAATTAGACATGAGCGGAATAATCCTGTTGTGCGGGTTGAATTTGTTGATGGACGGAGTATTAATGTTACCGAGGATCATAGTTTATTCTATAAAAATAATGATGGATCTTTATCTACCGCGGCACCACACGAATCAAATCGATTTTCAGTGATGTTGGGTGATGGAGTTGAAGATGTTGTTGCATCCGTAAAAGCTTTCGATGAGCAACAACCCGAGTATGTCTATGATATTAGCGTAGATACGAACGAAAATTTCTTTGCATCCAATGGGATTCTTTGTCATAATAGTCCCTTTACAAACGTATCGATATTTGATAGAGAGTTCTTAAAGACCTTATTTTCTGATTATACATATCCTGATGGTACAACGCCTGATTTTGATAGTGTAATGTTTTTACAAAAACAATATGCA